GACAATGGCACAACTGACGGTAAGTTTACCGAAGGGTTAATGACCGCAGCACTTGCTGGTCCAAACAACGGTACACCTATAGCAAGTTCTATTAGAGTACAAGGCAATCAGATAGGTAGACAAAGACAAGTTCTATTTGATTACTGGGCAGATAACCTTAAAACCGATTGGTTACTTTGGGTTGACTCAGATATTGTCTTGACTATTGATGTGCTACAAAAACTATGGAAGACTGCAGATAAAGTTAACAGACCAGTAGTAAGTGGTGTTTACTTTATATCTAAAGATAACGAAGGTTCTTTAATGAAACCTTATCCAGTTCTTTTTAATGATGTATCTGAATATCAAATTCAATACTTACACCCACTACCAGATAATGAAGTGGTTAAGTGTGATGCTGCAGGATTTGGTCTAGTCATTATGCACAAGTCAATAGTTGCAAAGATGAGACAAGCACACCCTAATCAGTCTATGTTTCTTGAGACTGCTGGTAGTGCTAAAGATGACCAGTTTATTGGTGAGGATATTATCTTCTTCCGAAAAATGAAGGCAGCAGGTATTCCGCTTCACGCACATACTGGAGCATTAGTTAAACATATTAAAAGATTCAGTCTTGATTTTGATTACTATGCCCTTTACTGGACTATGGACCAAATCAAGAAACAAACGGAGCAAAAACAAAAAGAAGTCTAAGGAGTCTAAGTGGCTGGTCGTGATATTACCGAAGGTCGTGCTACCCGTGCTATTGCTGTTAACGTTGGTATTGATGCAACAACATCAATCTGGCAGAACACAGATATTGCTTATGATACTGCTATTGGTGGTATGCCTTTTATCTATGCTATTAGCGACTCAAGACCGTACATTAGACAGACTGCTCCATTTCGTAAAGACCAATTTGATAATCAAACCGAACCTGGTGAGCAAAGCCTAACTGGTTGGTGGATTAGAAGTCAGTCATCTTTCCACTATGGAGATGGAATAACATTCTATGACCCAACCTCGTCTAACTCTGGCTCACCTGAGCACTATCGTTATGCTGAATCTAAAGGCTTAAATGTCTGGGACATTGGACAAGTAACTTTACTTAATGATGTAGATGCCCAACACATTACAACTGGTGCTACTCAATCTAATGGTAAAGTCAATCAAAAATTACGTTCTATTGAATGGAACGATACATCTGGTGTCTTACTTAAAGATGAATATGATGTAGATAAAATTTCATCAACTGGAACAGTAACTCATTTTGTTGATTATAACGCTGGTAGTGATTATCCTGTTTTTGATATTTGTGATGATGGTACTACTGCGTACTGGGTAACTAACCTTCTTAATGCAGGAACTCCAAGACTAAGAGTTTACAATAAACCCCTAACTGGTACTTCAGCAAGCACGGCTGATGTTACTTTAATGTTTAGCGATAATAGTATTACTATAAATAATGCAGTTATGGAATTTGTTAAAGAACGTATTGTTATGTGCGTCAATAATAAAGTCTATGAGTTTGCACCAAATGCTTCGGCTATGCCTACAGCCCTATACACACATCCTTCTACTGCCCACGTATATACAAGCGTTGCTGCATCTGGAACATCTATCTATGTATCTGGATACAATGGAATTCAATCTACAATATTAAGATTTACTTTATCTTCTGCTGGTGTAATGCCTACCTTAACTTCTGCAGTAGTTGCTGCTGAGTTTCCAGTAGGTGAGATAGTACATAAAATTCATTACTACTTAGGTTATATGATAATTGGTACTAATCTAGGTGTTCGTGTGGCACAGGTATCAGATGATGGAAGTATTAACTATGGTCCACTTATTGTACAAACCACCCAACCTTGCTATGACTTTGCAAGTAGAGACCACTATGTCTGGTGTGCAACTAGCGTAGATGGTGAGCCTGGTCTTATTCGTATTGACTTAAGTGCTGAGATTGAAACCTTACGTTTTGCTTGGGCTAACGACCTTTACTACACAGGAGTAACTGGACATCAGACAACTTCCTGTGCTTTTGCAAATAGTACTGACCAACTTTGGTTTGCAACTACAGCCAATACCGTAGGTGGAACTATTACCAATAAGGCAATGACAGCAGGTGTTGCTACCCTTACAACCGCCTCTGCTCACGGACTTGTGGCTGGAAGTTCTGTATGGGTACAAGGTGTAGATTCTAACTTTAACTCAACTACAAGTGCTTGGACTTTAACCTCAGCAACTACTACAACCTTTACATACACAAGCGCAGTTACTGCAACTGTAACATCAACAGCAGTAACCTCTACAACTGCCTTGGCTAATGTACCTGGTTCAACTTATTCTGAAGATGAAACACAATTAGCACCTACTGGCTATTTACAAACTGGTTTCATTAGATACAACACATTAGAACCTAAGAATTATAAACGTCTTGTTGCTCGTGGTGACTTTACCTACGGCTCTATGACTTTAGAAACAGTTGATGCAGATGGTACAGAGTATGACCACATCTCATACGACTCATCTGTGCCCCCTGTTGAGGTATCAACTAACCAACCACAAGATGCTCAAGAGTATGTGGCTTACAAGTTTATCTTTTATCGTGATGGAACAACTGCATCACTAGGTCCTATTATGAAGGGCTATCAGGCGAAAGCAACTATTGCTACACCACGCCAAAGAGTAATGAGATTTCCCGTTTATTGTTATGACGTGGAGACAGACCGATACAATGTACAAGTTGGTTATGAAGGCAGAGCCTTTGACCGCATCTCTCAACTAGAATCTATTGAAGAGAATGGTGACGTTGTAACGTGGCAAGATTTAACGACTGGCGAATCTCGTCAATGCGTTATTGAACAAATTTCATTTACACGACTCACTCCTCCTGACCGAGGTTTTACTGGTTATGGTGGAGTCATTGACATAACTATTAGAACGGTATAACACTATGACACCTACTGATTGGGCTACCTTTGGAGTAGCAATAACCACCCTTATTGGTACGCTAGCCTTAACAGTAAGACACTTGGTTAAATATTATCTATCTGAACTTCGCCCCAATGGAGGCTCAAGTTTAAAAGATAAGGTCAATCAATTGGATGAAAAAGTAGAATTTTTGACAGACTTAGTATTGCAATCATTAAAGAAATGAGTACCAATGACTGTTGCAAAGAAAGCCACACCTGCTGCAATTGCTGTGCTGCGCCAAGCGACGGCATTAAGACCGAAACGCAAGAAAGCCTCAGATGGGCTTCTTCCCTCTGCTGCTCACCTCAAACAGAGTCCAACCTCTGACCACAATACAGGGTTTGCAGTTGATTTAACTCACGACCCTAAGAATGATATTGATTGTTTTGATATATACGAAAAGTTAAAGTCAGACCCTAGAGTTAAGTATCTAATATTTACTGGTAAAATCTGGTCAGCCAAGAATGGTGAAGCCAAATATACTGGAGTAAATCAACATAATAAACATCTACATATTTCCATCAAAGATAACTGCGGTAATGACACATCACCTTGGTTTGCCTGGATGGGAAAAGCACCAACACTAAACAAGGTGGTAGCCTCGATAAAGCCACTACCAAAAAAGGAGAACAAATGAAAGAGTTAATTGCTAAGTTAAAGAGCAAGAAGACTAAGGCAGCATTCAAGTCTTATCTTCGTGCAGTTCTAGCATCAGCAGTTACAATGGGTCTAGCACTTGCTGCTGACTTATCCCCAGAGTATGCAATCTTAATCGGCTCTATTGCTGCACCATTGGCTAAATGGGCAGATAAGACCGAAAAAGAGTATGGTCTAGGAGCCAAATAGTACCCCTTTAAAAGCCTTCCAAGGCACTTTAGAAAGACTTTTACCCCTTCACTTAGTAGAAATACTAGGTGAGGGGGTCTTTTTCTATTTTCAGGACCCATAATTGCCAGTTCCTTTTGACTGGTAACCACTCTCCGTCGTGTCTTTCTAAGAAAGAATTGATGCCAGGCATAGGGCGGTTAGCATCACCCTTACCATCACTCCATTCGTAATCATCAAAGGCTAAAATTCCACCCGCCTTAAGACATAACCAAGACAACTCAGCATCAAGTAATGTTCCTATTGCTGTATGGTCAGCATCAATGTAGATGAAATCGTAATGATTAAGTTCTGCTTGACGCAAGAAACTAATAGTTGTTCCCTTAACCTTAGTTAAGTTTTTATATTCTTTAGTTCTATAATCGTATGCTGACTCTACATCTGAGAAGTTCATCTCGTGATGTTCTTTCTCATCTGAACCCTGCCAAGTATCAACATCAGTCAGGTGAGATGAAGGGTGAGTTAAAATGTTATCTAGTAACCACACACTAGCGTCACCAGTAAATGCTCCTAGTTGTAGGAAGTTTAGGTCTGGCTTACCAGCCATTCCAGATATTAATTCTTTAAAGTTTTCTATTGCTGGACTAGATGCAAACCAATTAGGGAACCTAGGCATTGTTAGACACGACTCGCTGATAATTGTTCAACTTGTTTTCCCCTGTCTTTAGTGTATAATTGAGATATATTATAGCATATATATAGGGGCGAAGCCCCTTATATAATATATATTATAATATATAAATAGGTTTACCTAAGCCTCTAGTCGAGTACTCTCCTGTCCTCCTAGGGGTTTAGGTAATACAATTAGACAGGAGAAAATTAATGCTTCAATTAGGTGATTACAAATTACCTGCACATATAAGTTACTCAGCATTCACAACTTACCTGACCTGTGGTTATCAATACTACCTAGGTCGTTTGATGCAACTACCTGAAGAGCCAAGCATTTGGTCTGCTGGTGGTAGAGCATTTCACCACGCTGCAGAATTGTGGGATTTAGAAAATGAGTAATGCTTATTGGGATATTGCTTGGTTAAAAGAAACTAAAGACTTAGATTTTTCTAAAGCAAGAGTTGCAGGTCGCTCAACTAAGGCTAACCCCGACAGAGAAGATGCTGTTTGGTGGATGAACCAAGGTTCAATATGGGTAGATAATTATATTTTATGGAGAAAGAATAATCCTGACTGGAAAATATGGCGCACACCTGAAGGTGCCAAGGCAGTCGAAATAGAACTCAATCCTGTTATCGCAGATGTTCCTGTGAAGATGGTGATTGATAGAGTCTTTGAAGTTAACGGTCAACTTGTGATTGTGGACTTGAAGACAAGTGCAAGAAGACCTGTATCTGATTTGCAACTTGGTTTCTACAAGGTTGGACTTGAGATGCAGTTCGGAATAGAAGTCAATTTAGGAAACTACTGGATGAGCCGTGAGGCTGGGACAGGAGAGATGATTGACTTAAGTAGGTATACACTTTCAATGCTTGAATATATAGTGTCGGGCTTTGATAAAGCACGTAAGGCTGGTGTATTCTTACCTAACCTATCCAGTTGCAGTTTCTGTGGACTTACAGAACATTGCACATTTACGAAAGAGAAATGATGACTACAAACATCAACATATCGGGTCAAGATATTCTTGTTGCTCTTGACTTGAAAGTAATAACACAAGACGAAGCCCGACATATGTTTGGCTTTGATACCCCAAAGGAGAACGCAAGTGAGTAACGAAGACTGGAAACTGCAAGTTTCTATCCGCACAAGTGATAGTCGTGATTCAGATATGATTAACATTCGTGCAAATACTGCTGATGAACTCAGCGTATTACTTGAAGGCATAAGTGATTACTCAGCACAAGTTGCAGCAACTGCAAAGATGGTGCGTGGTGCTTATAACCTAGCCCCTTTGGGGACGCCCGCTACAACTCCAAGCACTTTGCCGTCCACTACCTCCGCTCCAACCCAGGGGTCGGCTCCATCAGGTACAAGTAGCCCAACCTGTATACACGGTGCAAGAATTTTCCGTAGCGGTGTATCAAAAAAGAATGGACAACCGTATGCATTCTGGTCTTGCCCTGAACCACAGGGTGCGACTCAATGTAAACCAGTTAACTAAATAGAATTAGAAGAGGGGTAGTTATAGGGGAAGTAACTGCCTCTCTTCTAACTTAAGACAGGAATATAATGATTGAAATACTTTGGCAATTAGAAATGTACTTATTAGATTTAGAAATGTACAAATTTATTTTAGAATGTTTTATCAAGTTCGGATTAAATAATTGAAGACACTTGTCCGTTCCGTAGGAAGAGCGGATATAGGTGGCGAACCGTTGCCCTCTGTGTTCAAGGCTTTTGATTCTAATAAAATAATTTTCCGTCGAGCAGAAGTATCTATGCTTGCTGGAACGCCTGGTGTTGGTAAGTCTACGCTTGCCTTAGCCTTGGCACTTAAGATGAAAGTTCCAACACTTTACATCTCAGCAGATACTAACGCACATACTATGGCTATGCGCCTTGCATCAATGATTAGTGGCAAAAACCAGAGTGATGTAGAACAACTACTTCAGAATGATTTGGGCTGGACCAAAGCCACTCTTGCAAAGGGTAGCCATATTGTGTGGTCTTTTGAATCAAGTCCATCATTACAAGATATTGATGAAGAAGTACAAGCCTTTGAAGAACTATGGGGTTGTCCTCCTGTTGCTATCTTTGTAGATAACTTAATGGATATTGCAACTGATGGCGGTGAAGAGTTTGCTTCAATGCGAGCCATTATGAAAGAGTTAAAGTTCTTAGCACGTCATACTAACGCTGGAGTTATTGTTCTTCACCACACCAGCGAGGCAGTAGAAGGTCGTCCTTGCCAACCACGTTCTGCATTACAAGGAAAGGTAGCACAACTACCAGCCCTGATTGCAACACTTGGTGTGGTAGGAACATCAATGGCAGTTGCGCCAGTAAAGAATCGTTATGGTAGGGCTGATGCTAATGCCAATATAAATGTGTGGCTTGCATTTAATCCTGAGTATATGTATATGGATGATATTCCAGAAAGCGCGTAAAGATATGATTGCAGAAGAGAATGATATGACACAAGAGATTCGTCAACTTGTGATTCTTCAAACCAAATCAGAAATAGATATGGCAGTTAAAAGGATTGAGGAAGCAAAGATTCCAGTCAAAGATGAGTGGAGTGA